GTGTATGCGAAGTACGTCTTTTTCCTAGCGGGTGATTTTTGGCGTGGTTACAGAAAAAACGGGAGATCCTTACAAGCCGCTTACAAAACCAACAGAAAGCCGTCCTAAACCCCGCTCCACCACTGGCGCGAGCACCCTGTAACCTGAGTTACAACCGCTCCCACCCTATGCCCCGAAAGCCTCCGCAGCCGGTGATGCCGGACAAGCTGGAGCGCTGGCCGATTGAGCGGCTGGTGCCCTATGAAAAAAATGCGCGAACCCATAGCGCGGAGCAGGTGGCGCAGATTGCCGCCTCAATCCAAGAGTTCGGCTTCACCAACCCGATACTGGTCGCCAGCGATGATGGCATCCTGGCGGGCCATGGCCGACTGGCCGCGGCCAAGGATCTAGGCCTGGCCGAGGTGCCGGTGGTGGTGCTTGACCACCTGACCCCGACGCAGCGCCGGGCCTATGTGCTGGCGGACAACAAGCTGGCGCTCAATGCGGGGTGGGATGAGGAGCTGCTGCAGCAAGAGATCGCTGCGCTCAGTCTGGTGGACTTTGACCTGTCCCTAATAGGCTGGTCGGAAAATGAGCTGGCGGGGCTGCTGGACCCGGAGGGGATTAACGAAGCCCCGAAAGAGCATGAAGGGGCGAAGGAGTACGGCGAGGACGAGTTTAGTGAGTTTGAGCACAAGTGCCCCCGCTGCGGCTTTGAGTTTAATGGCGACAAGTAGGCTGCGCCGATTCACCGGCCCCTGGCGGCTGGCAGACCTGAAGCAGGTCCCAAGCAATGGCCTTACAGCATTCAGCTGCTTTCACTGCGGCGGCGGATCAACGATGGGCTACAAGCTGGCCGGCTTTCAAGTGCTAGGCGGTGTTGAAATTGACCCGGAGATGATGGCCATCTATCGGGCCAATCACAAGCCGAAGCACAGCTACCTGATGGGAGTGCAGCAGTTTAACAAGTTGCCGCTAGACGAAATCCCTGATGAGCTAAAGAACCTGGATCTGTTAGACGGCTCGCCGCCGTGCTCATCGTTCAGCATGGCTGGCAGCAGAGAAAAGAAATGGGGAGATGCTCACCACTTCCGCGAAGGGCAAGTGAAGCAGGTACTAGATGACCTGTTCTTTCATTTCATCGAAGTTGGCCAGCGGCTGCAGCCGAAGGTGATCGTGGCTGAGAATGTGAAAGGGTTAATCCTCGGGAACGCTAAGGGCTACGTCAAAGAGATCTTTGCAGCATTTAAGGAAGCGGGCTATGACGCTCAGTTGTTCCTGTTTAACGCAGCAAGGATGGGAGTGCCGCAGGCTAGGGAGCGGACGTTTTTTATTGCGCGGCGGCGGGATCTGGGGTATGAGAAGTTGACGATGAGGTTTGATGAGCGGCCGATTAGCGTTCGGGAAGCTTGGGAAGATTTGCCGCCGCAAAAAGGAGACAAGCTCCCGCCTTGTTATGCAAAGGTCTGGCCAAAAATCCCACCTGGGAAGGCAGGGCGTGATTATGGGGCATCTGGGCTGCAGGTTCACAAGATAAATCAATCCGCCCCAGCAAGAACAGCAATCTCCCAAAGCTGGCACACATTGCATGATCAGGAGCCGCGCAATCTTTCAGCGCTAGAGCTGACTCGTATTCAGTCATTCCCTGATGATTACAACTACGGCAAGCCGTCAGACCGCCACGCTGGCTACGTCTGCGGAATGTCCGTCCCCCCATTCATGACCCAGCGAGTGGCGCTGGAAATCGGGCGGCAGTGGTTCGGGAAAGAGTACGCATGAACCTAGAGGCCTACGCCAAGCACCGAAAGGCGCGGGGCCTCCGCGGCACCAGCCACGTCGCGGTGATCAAGGCGATCGACACCGGCCGCCTCACCGAGCCTGCCGTGCGCAAGGTGGGCGGCCGCTGGCAGATCGACGCGCCCCTAGCCGATGCGCAGTGGGCCGGCAACACCAGCAACATGCCCGACAGCGGCACCGAGCTGCCGGAGCCGCCGAACACCCGCCAGCCGCACCCGGAGGGCGGCGGGCCATCGCTAGCCCAGGCCAAGCGGGCGAAGGCGGTCTATGAGGCGGAGCTGACCAGGCTAGAGCTGCAGCGCACCAAAAAGGAGCTGATCTCTGCCGATGAAGTGAAGCAGGAAGCCAGCCGCCTCGGCCGCCAGGTCCGCGACCTGCTGCTGACCATCCCCGGCCGTAATGCCGCGAAGGTGGCCAGCATGCAGGACACTCAGGCGGTGCGTGATCTGCTGGAGGCCGAGATCACCAACGCGCTCAGGGGGCTGCAGCATGAGGCCGCTTGACGCCGCGACGATCTACCGCCAAGCCTTTATCGAGGCCCTACAGCCGCCGCTCGACCTGACCGTCAGCGAGTGGGCGGATCAGAACCGGATCCTGACCCGCCGCAGCAGCTCCGAGCCCGGCCAGTGGCGCACCGACCGGGTGCCCTACCTGCGCGAGCCGATGGACCTGCTCAGCCCGCGCGAGAAGCGCATCAAGCGGGTGGTGCTGCTGTTCGGATCACAGACCGGCAAGACCGAGGTGGGCCTCAACTGGCTGGGCCGCACCATCGCCCTAGACCCGTCGCCGTTCCTGGCGATGTTCCCCACCGAGAGTTTCGCCAAGCGCCAGATCCGCCAGCGCCTCACGCCGCTGTTCACCGACTCCCCGGCGGTGGCGGCGAAGCAGATCAGCACGAAGTCCAGGGACGCGGCCAACGCCATGTTCCTGAAGGAGTTTCAGGGCGACATGCTGGTAAGCATCATCGGCGGCAACAGCGGTAGCGCTGCGCAGGGGATGCCGGCGCAAAACGTCTGGGCTGATGAGGTGTCATCCCTGCCGCTGGAAATGGATGACAAGGGCGACCCGCTGGAGAATGCCGAGGCCCGCCAGACCAACTTCCCCGACCGCAAGGCGCTGGTCACCTCCACCCCCGGCAGCCGCGGCGCCTGCAGGATCACCAGCGAGTTCGAGGTGCGCAGCGACCGCCGCCGCTATGGCGCCCTGATGCCCTGCTGCGGCGGCCATGCCGTGATTGAGTGGCCGCACATGGTATGGGATAAGCGCGACGGCGAGGTGTGGTGCCAGTGCCCACTGTGCAATGAACGGGTGGCGCAGCACCACAAGACCGCCATGCTGGCCGGCGGAATCTGGACACCTACGGCCAAGGGCGACGGCGAGACGGCAGGCTTTCACCTGCCGGGCTGGTATGCGCCGTATGGCTGGCTGAGCTGGGAGAAGATCCGCGATGAGTTCCTGCGCGCCAAGGCGGACCCGCTGCTGCTGAAGGGCTGGGTGAACAAGCGGGCCGCTGAGGCCTGGGAGGATGAGAGCCTGGCGAAGGTGAGCGCCGATGGCTTGATGGCCCGCGTCGGCGGCTACGGCCACGGCACCTGCCCGGATGGTGTGCTGGCGGTGCTCATGTCGGTGGACGTGCAGGACACCTGGCTGGAGGTGTCTGTGTGGGGCTATGGCCGCGGCAAGCCTGAGCAGGCCTGGCGGATCTGGCACCAGAAGATCGAGGGCGACCCGGGGCAGGATCACGTCTGGGATCAGGTGACGACGATCCGCGAGATCGAGTGGCCGCACGCAAACGGCGGCAAACTGAAGGCGATCCACTGCGCAGTTGACACCGGCGGCCACTACACCAGTGAGGGGTATGACTACTGCCGCCGGTACGCCAAAGAGGGTGTGGTGGCCATCAAGGGCAGCAGCCAAAAGAACGCGCCGCCGCTCGGCAAAGGCTCAAAGCAGGACGTGACCTTCAGGGGCAAGACCGTGAAGGGTGGCGTCACGCTCTACATGATCGGCACACACGCAATCAAGCGGACCATCTACAGCCGCCTCAAGATTGAAGAGCCCGGCGACGGCTACATCAACTTCGACGACGCCACCACGGAAGACTACCTGCAGGGCCTCACCTGTGAGCGGCTGCAGCCGCGCTACGTGAAAGGGTTTCAAGTCTTGGAATGGGTTAAGCCATCCGGCGCCCGCAACGAGCCGCTTGACCTGAAGGTGTACTGCCTAGCGATGCTGGAGCTGCTCAAGCGCCGCTACAACCGCGCCACCATGTGGGACCAGTTGGCGGCACAACTGGCGGCCTCCGTAGCCTCTAAGGGAGAGCCCGCGCCGCGCCGGGCCCGATCCTTCAGCGTGATATGACCCAGCCGGCCGAGCTCTACCAAGGCGATCTAACCAGCTGGATCGAATCCCGCATCGCCCCAGACGCCACCGCCGTGACCGTGTGGCTGCGCGCTGCAGCAGCTGGCGCCGGTATCGAGGCAGTGGCCACCGACACTGACGACGGCTGGAAGGTGGAGCTGAGCGCCGCCACTACGGCCACCATGGCAGCCGGCAGCTGGGAGCTGCAGATTGTCAGCACCGTCAACGGCGCCCCGCTCACTACTGGCCGCGGCAGCCTGACCGTCCGCAAGAGCCTGGCCTTCAGTGGCACCCCGGGCGCGTTCGATGATCGCAGCCAGGCGCAAAAGGATCTAGAGGCCGTTGAAGAGGCGATCCGCGCCCTGGCCACGGGTGCGGTTGAGTATCAGATCGGCTCTTTAGGTTCCGGCGGCAGGAAAGTTCGCCGGGTGGACCTGCCGGATCTGATCATGTGGCGCGACCGCCTCAAGGCCGAGGTCGCCCGTGAGAAGCGCGCCGAGATGATCGCGCAGGGCCTCGGCGATCCGCGCCGGCTTTATGTGCGGTTTCAGGGGGTGAGCTGATGGGTGTTCGATCTTGGCTGCAGCGGCAGATCCTGACCACTCGCCACGGCCGACAGCAGGGCCAGCGGATGTTCGAGGGTGCCAGGCGCAACCGGCTGCTCCACGACCTGGTGGCGCCGACCACCTCCGCTGATGCCGAGCTGCGCGTCAGCCTGGCGGTGCTGCGCGACCGCTGCCATCAGCTGGTCAGGGACAACCCCTATGCCCGCCAGGCCAAGCGGACCACGCAAATCAACGTGGTGGGGCCTCGCGGGATCCAGATGCAGGGGCAGATCATGAAGGCCAACGGCACGGAAAAGGACGTGCGCCGCAACCGGCTGCTGGGGGAAGCATGGCGCCGCTGGTGCCGGCCGGATACCTGCGACGTGGCGGGCCGGCTGTCGTTCCACGGCTTCGAGATGATGGCTGCCGGCAGCCTGCCGGAGTCGGGCGAATGCCTGATCAGGATCGTGCGGCAGCCGATGGGGCAGGGCCGCACCCCGCTGGCGCTGGAGCTGATCGAGGCGCACCAGCTCGATGAGGACAAGAGCGGGGTATCAGATCGCGCTGGCCACGAATGGCGGCTAGGCGTTGAGATCAACCAATGGGGCAGGCCCACCCGGTACGCCATCCTGACCCGCCACCCTGGTGATGTGGAGCTGGGCCTGAACCGTCGTGGCGTAGAGCGGAAGCACGTCCTGGTGCCGGCGGCGGACATGATCCATGTGTTCATGCCGGAGCGGATCGGGCAGAACCGTGGCGTGCCGTGGTTGGCGTCGGTGATCACAACTGTCCATGGGCTTTCTGAATACGAAAAGGCTCACCTGGTACGGAAGCGCGTCCAGGCGGCATCGCTGGGGTGGATTCAGACGCCCGATGCCGGGCTGACCGGTGATGCGGTGGAGGATGGCAAACGGCTATTCAACACTGAGCCCGGCGCCTACAACATCCTTGAGCCCGGCGAGGTTCCGGTACCGCCGAACTTCGGACCTGACGACGGCCAGTACAGTCATGTAGTAAAGAACCTGACGAGGCGGTTTGCGGCTGGGTTCGGGTGTAGTTACGCGACCATTAGCAAGGATTTCGGCGACACGAACTACAGCAGCATGCGCACCAGCGTGCTGGAGGATCGCGACCACTGGCGGGTGGTGCAAAGCGCGATCATTGAGGTGTTCCACCAGCGCGTATTTGAAGAGTGGCTACGCGCTGCAATGCTGGCGGGTGAATTGCCGTCACCAGCTTTTAATGACTACTGGACTAGGCCAGAAAGGTATAACGCTCCGCGCTGGCAGGCTAGATCTTGGGACTGGGTGGACCCAGTTAAGGATGTTTCCGCCATGGAAAAAGCCAAGGCGATGCTACTGAAATCTCACAGCGAGCTGATAACTGAATACAGCGGCGAGCAGTTTGAGCAGGTGATGGCGCAAATCGCCATGGAGAACCAGCTCAAGGAATCCCTTGGCCTGATGCCCACCGTGGAGGAGGCGCCAAAGCCTGCAACACCACAGCCCGAGCCGGAGGACAACGACGACCAAGGCGACGACGATCAGCCCCCGGTCGCCCCATCCGTAGCCTGAGGCCAGCGACTATCCGGCTTTGGATCTCACGAAACTCAAAGGCCCCCAGCGGCGAGAGCTGCCAGGCGGCATGCAGCTGGAAGAGAAGACCGACGAAACGCTCACATTCTCGTTTTCTAGCGAGGCGCCCGTAGAGCGATTCTTCGGCCGCGAGATCCTGGTGCATGAGCAAGGCGCCATGGACCTGTCGCGCCTGAACGATGGCGCGCCGTGGCTCTGGGGGCATGACCCCAACAAGGTCTTGGGCGTTGTCGAAAAGGCCTGGCTGGGCGACGATCGCCGTCTCTACTCCACGGTGCGGTGGAGCCCAAACACTACGGAACGTGGAACAGAAGAGCACCGCCGCCGCGTCGATATCGAAGCCGGCATCGTGCGCAACGTCAGCTTCGCCTACAGCATTGACGACATCGAAGAGCGCAGCGGCGACTTCTACGTGACCAGCTGGAAGGCCCTGGAGGTTTCCAGTGTCAGCGTCCCCGCCGATCAGACCGTAGGCCTGGGCCGCGCCATGGATGAGCCGGCGGCTGAGCCTGAGCCTGCTGCTGAGCCCACCCCGGAGCCCTCCGCATCGGCAGAGCCGACCGTGACGATTGACCCCGAGTTGGTCAAGTCTGCCGTTAGCAAGGCCCTCCATAGCCTGACAGCACAGACCGCCGAGCGGACTGACCCCACTGATCAAATCCAAATGACCACTGAGATCAACGTGGCGGAGGTGCAGCAGGACGCTCGG